CAATTACATCATTCGTCGTAGTGCCGAGAGGTTCAACGGTGAGGAGTTGTCACAAGCGTTGGTTGCTGAGTTTGGCGATGAGCTTGAGGTGTCTGGTGGGTTGTCAGACGCAAAAGGAAGCTTCACAGCGGAAATAACCGATTCACTGACCGGCGCAGTATCAACGGTAACGCTAGAAACAGCGGAACCTGGTGCTCTTGATCCGTTTGTCATAACAGGTGAAACTGGAACCAAATCCGCATTTCTTAGTGCTAATTATAATAGTTCAGGAATTGATGTTGAAATAGAAGCGCAAGCGTTTGGAGCTGGTGGTGATACGACACTTACCGGAAGAGACGCGGTAGCTGCAACTTTCACTGGTACTATATCTGCCAAGGAAAATATCACCGCTCAAGTAGAGTTATATGAAGTAACGATTACAGACGATGCTCCAGGTGCTGGTGGTAATGGTGACGTAATAATTAATGCCGGTAACGCAGACAGTTTTGCTACACTCTTTGCTAGCCATACCATTAAAATAGGTGGCGCGGATGCATCTACATATATTCCAGAAGGCGGTCAAACAATTACATTATCCTCTGGTGCTGATGCAACAACCGTACAGGTGTTAGTTGATGAGCACAACCTAGCAAATGATTGGAAGCTTGAAGTGAAATCCGGATCCGGAGTTGTAGTACCAGATGGTTTAAACATAAATGTAGCTGGTGGTATTAACCCACCTACAGTCAATCAATTGATAACCGGAGCGGGTACAGTCAACATGAGACACAACGCTACTGTAATAGCTGGTGGTGACACACACCTGCCTAACAATTATGAGATAAGCATTCAAGGTACATGGGCGGCAGACAGTTTCACAACAAACCAAGCCATCACATTTGATGGTGGTGTTGACCGTCGATTGAGTCTCAAGGTGATACCTTTGGGTGATTGGAAATTTGGAGACACCAATCCTGGTGGATATGTTGGTACCACAGTCAAAGACGCTGTTGATAGTGTGTTGGCTGGTATGGGACACATGCATTCTGTCATCGGCAAAGCGGTTGATGGGTACTATTTTGACGGTGCAGAGAATCACATACTGATTTCTTCAGAAATGAAACAACAAGCTCTTGAAAGAGAAGTGAATGTTGAAACCATAGTATCTGAAGTTGGAGGATCCATGCAACTACCATTGAGCGCTTTCGCCGCCGGTGACAAGTTCTGGTATCCGTTGGTAGAAGGAAACGCGCTGACTGTTCCTGCTAGGGATGCATATGAGATTCCAGAGATTGCAGATCTGATGGCAGCAGCTGTCAATGGTGCTGGATGGGATCTAGCAGCTAGTGATCGTTATTACTTGGGTGAGCCAAGTGCTATCGAGCTTGACAACGAACAATTTCAGAAAACAATAAAGGGTGAGATCAAGCTCAAAGAGACCGAGGCTGGTAAATACAGCAATCAAAAGTTCTCAACTTACCAGGATCTGATCGATCGTGGTGGAGCCGGTTGCATGATTGTGAACGACAAGAAATTTGTTATCAACGAAGCATTTGAAGGTTACTATGTAGGATTGGTAGACAACACCACATTGAATCCTGCTAGTGATTTCGACAGTGTTGGTAAACTCAAATCACTCAGCAAGAAGCTAGGTGGAACCACCGGTGGATTCGTTGATGTACCTGATGTTAATGATGGTGTCAAAAGCCGACTCACGTTCTCTTTGAGTGCTGGGTATCTATTTGACGAATTCGGCAACAGACAGCAAGTCGGGTTGGATGGTAGCATGAGTGAGGTGCTTGAAAACTTGAGTGAGTTTGATCTTAACACAGAAGAATTTACCGATGTGTTGTCACTCGCAGTGTTCAAGGTGCGTCAATCAACATTGGAGCCTGACACAACCAAGCTTGACTATGTAGTAGCAGACAGCGTGATCGGTAGTGTCAATTATTTCCGGGAAAAACATCTCAACACAGGTGGTACAGCTGTATCGTTCTTTATCGAGAGTGAAGCAGAAAACAGCAACAATTTATACTTCAAGATGAATGAAGGTATGTCAAAAACCGCCGGAAATTGGTTAGACGAGAATGGATACCCAACTCGGAAAATCAGAGTATTTCCTGCTAAAGACATGAGATACTTTTCTGAGCTCAATGCACTTGAAAAGGTGGACAAGGAGCAAGAGGTTGTGGACTTCAAAGTGTCACAGTCGTTCTTGAACAGAACTGAAGAGAGACAAGACCGTCTGTACATCAAATCTTGGCAAGGCTTGCAACGCGACAACAAAGCGCAGGTGAAGCACGCCAACAACGTGTATCCACACGGTGTGTATCGTCAGCAACTTGCTGAAGCTACTGAAACTGGTAACATACCAGCAAAACTTGATAGGATATTTGAACTAGCAGAAAACACAGATCTGTTCCCGATCGACATTGTATGTGAGGGTGGTCTAGGCACAGTGTATGTTGGATCCAAAGGCGGTCAACAAGACTGGTTTGATGATGAGGAGTATTTCAACATCGGAGACCATGTTGTTAGCAGCACCGGATTGAGCGGTAGTGGATTGTACAACACCAAGATAATGGATGATATTGAACGTTCTGAATTGAGTTACACATCACATTATGATGCCATATTCGAGCGATTCCGTTCATTCGCACAGTTTGGTAGAAAAGATTGTATATACATTGCTGATCCATTGAGATACATATTTGTACAGGGTCGTAACAGCAGGATACTCACAAGTAAAAACAGAGAAGCCGGAGTTACATTCTCACAACACATTTATTGGCCGATGCGTCACATGATGACAGGTGGTAACAAAAACAGCAGTTACTGCGCAACATATGGTAACTGGGCGTTCACAAATGACAAAGCGTTGAACCGTGGAGTGTGGGTACCATGTAGTGGTTATGTAGCACAAGCCATGGCCAACACTGACAACAATTTTGCTCCATGGGTGGCACCAGCAGGTTTCACCAAAGGAACACTATCAGGATTGACCGACCTAGCATATTACCCGAAACAAAAAGAACGGGATCAATTGTACAAGCTAGGCATCAATCCAATAACACAGTTCCCCAACGAAGGATTCGCGATATTTGGTCAGAAAACGATGCAAGCCAAGCCTAGTGCTTTTGACAGAATCAATGTACGTCGTACATTCTTATACCTACAAAAAGCGGTATCAAATTCAGTCAAATTCTTTGTATTCGAACCAAACACGCTGTTCACCCGGACACAATTGGTCAATGTTATACGACCCATATTCGAAGAGGTAAAAAATACACAAGGATTGTACGATTACCTGATAGTCTGTGATGATAGAAACAACAGTGCGGATGTTATTGATAACAACGAGCTGGTAGTTGACATATACATCAAGCCTACTAGAGCTGCAGAGTTCATATTATGTAACTTTTATGCAACTAGAACAGGTCAAGACTTCAGCGAATTGGTATCGTAAGACTAAGTAATTAAGGAGAAACAAATTTATGCCAGACGTAAGACAAACAATATCAGACTTCTACAGAGTAGCGCAAGAGAGAGATTTCAGCCGCGACTTTCAATTTAGAGTACTTAACATACAAAATGACGACGGTAGTGTAGCTATCACCGAGGATGATCTTGTGTATGCCAAGGGAGGTTCAATCCCCGGCAGGACCATCAATGTGACAGATGTACCATACATGGGACTTAATTTCAAAGTACCCGGTGCAGCAACATACTCTGGTGAATATTCATTAACATTCTATAGTGACCGAGTTGACAACTTGAGAAACTTGTTACTCAACTGGACCAGAGACACATTTGATGATGCTACCAGCACTGGTAATTACTTCATTGCTCGTGAGACATCTGTTGTGGATCTTGTACAACTGGACACACAGTTGAACAGAGTCACACAATTCACACTTGTTGGAGCATTTCCGACCAGTGTTGGTGATGTTGAATACAATCCAGCTGGTACAGGAGCTCCTGTGGAGTTCCAGGTGACAATGGGTTATCATTACATCAGAAGTCAGAAATTTCAATAAACACAACCAAATCACACTAATCAAGCCGCTTTCGAGCGGCTTTTTTTTGTATGCTCATTAAATAATATTATACATGTTTGATGATTTACGTAGAGTTGGTGAGAAGATAGACGATGTTCTAGGGTCCAACATCTTTCCATTCAATCAACCATTTAGTTATACAGAGAATTTTCTACAAAATCTAGAGAAGTGGGAATTTGCTGTACCAAACAAATTCATGTGGCTAGTGAACATCGAAGCAGCCACAACACAATCATCAGATGTTTCTTTCACACAAACACATCCTATACCACGTTTCATAAATGCAGCCGCCATGCATGCACATGAACCAGGTGACAATGGACAGCATTCAGGTCGCGTGGATCAACCCGGTGCTAAAACTCCCGGATGGGACATCGATCAAGGCAAAGGTGAGATCACTAAAGATGCATATATGCGCACCGGTCAAGGTCATGGATGCATATTAGCACAGGGGGTGGTGTTACCGGGAGAGCGGTACGAGATAAACGATTTATCGATAGACAATAACATGGGCTTCTTGCCAGGTAAAATAGGCGGCAACCGTATGGGAACCCAACCTCTCACAGTGCAATGGCGTGAAACCAATCGTAGTTTTGTGGATCTTGTCATAAGACCGTGGCTGATGCTGGCATCACATGCCGGGTTGGTGGCACGACCAGGCAATGATGGTAGAAACATCAAAGCAAACATAAGTGTGGTCCAACTGGCAAAAACATTACAATATGTACCAACCGTGCAACGTAAGATATGGAGATTCTACAACTGCGTGCCTACAAGCATTGACTCAAAAGAACTCACATATCAAGACGGTGATGGTGCAAATTTTGACATATACACTACAGAATGGCATTACACACACTACACAATAGAATCTCTCCCACACATCGACATGAACAAATACCTGAACGAACAAGGATTCAAGAAATTTGTGAAAGAGATGGCTGTCAAACTGCTAAACAAGAGCAGTGCATTTCGAAAATTGCAGAAGAAACTGAAAAAGGTGGAAGAATTTGTTGACAAGGCTGCCAAAGTCAAGAAGAAAATAGAAAAATACACCAGATTCTTCCAGCCTGGTCAGAGTTTCTTACGTCCCGGGGCAAACCAACCCATGCTTGGTCGGTCAGCCACCGGTCGGTTCTTGAGCGATCAGAACAACAACAGTGGCAATTCCACGCGTGGTTAACACATGGATTTTACATTTAAAATATACCTTCCAACACTGGAAAGATACGATCGTTACAAGCAAATAACCAATGAGATGTACATGTCTTTGGTCAAGTACATACAGAACAGTGATGATGAGTATGTTTTGAAATGCTTTGATGAGATAATACACAACAACGCTGTGGATCGGGTAGATGGTACCAAAATATCTAAGGTGGATATGTTTTGTGTGTTGTTGAATCTCAGAATTCTGTGTATCTCTGATCAAATGGATATATTATACACTGTTGGTGATGGTGAGGATCGAGTTGATCAAAAAATAAAATTGAATCTATATGATGTGTTGGACAAAGTAACAAACTACAACATAACATACAACAAGATATACACGATCTCCGATGAATGTAAAATAAAGCTAAGACCACCAACGAATATCATGCTGAAAGATGATAAAGATGTGTTCAACTCTGTTGTTGACACATTGTATTTGTTTGACAAACAGTATGATATAAGCGACATGTCAAGTGACCAACTAGACATAATAATTGAGTCACTACCCACAAAAATATTGACAACTATCATCAGTTATATCAAGAAAATTGATAGCAAATACAGAATTGAAGTGTTTGATATACAAACAGCCATGGCGGCTGCCGGAAAATCAGCTGAATCCCCAGAGAAATATCAATTGAAGATGTTCGATAACAGTTTTTTCGATTTTCTCAAGCTTTGTTATAGTGATAACTTACAAAATCTATACTACACAAGATATGTGTTGGTGAAACATCTGGGTTACACAATGAGCTCACTTGATAAGCTAACACCACAGGATCTAAACACATATATTACAATGTACAAAAAAGAACTTGATGATGAACGTAAAGCGATGGAAAAATCATCATCCCCACAAGGTTCTATCTCACTACCAACACCGAATTTCGCTGAATAAACGTTGCTTTCCTAGTGTACCTCACTAAATATGTGATATGACAACAAACGATGATTTTAACAATTTACTGAATGACATCACACGATTAAACGAGAGTGATGGTCATGAACTGTGGGTTTTATCATTAAACAGAGCAGTGAGATTCTCGCCCATCACAGTAAAGCAACAAAAATCGTTACTCACCTCTGGTATGACCGTGAGAATCAAAAATGCAGCGTTCTTGAACTGCGTGAATGATATACTGGTGACTAATTGTCGTGAGGATGTGGATTTAAAAATCATTGACCGATCATTACTTGCATTGCAATTGAGATCAATCGCAGTGTCAAAAGATTTACCACTGTATATTGATGATAAAGAGTATGTGGTAGATATAGACGAACATGTAAAAGCCATACAAGATGTGGTAGTACCAGACAGCATGTATCAGTTTCAAGTGAAAACCGGACCTATCACAATAACATGCGAAATCCCTGGATTGGTCAACGACACACGCATGAATGACATGTTGATCGAACTGGTAGGTGATGATGAAAATATAGACATAACACAATCGATAGGAGATATATATGTCAACGAGTTGATAAAATATATAAAACAGGTGAACTACGAAAGACCTGGTGAAGAACCAGACCTGTCAGTGAATTTCAATGAAGATTTAACCGGTAAGCAAATGCTGAGAGTGTTTGAGCAGCTACCAATGAGCATATGTACTGAGATAACTCAAAAAATAAGCGTGTTGCGTGAGATAGAAGAAAAATCATTGTCCAATCCATCGATCGATAATAAACCTATCCCGGTGGATGCGAATATTTTTACTACTGAATAAACCTATACCTGCCATAAATAATTATGGCAATGGAACAAGTAGTTGATGAGTTAATAGAAACTCTTGCAGCATTTCGCAAGAAAGTGGAGCAAACACCAGATGGTGACTCTGCAGATAGTAATGTGAACATGTTCGACACCACGGAACGTGACAAGATGCGTGAGAGCAATCAAGATTTCGTGGATCGTTTCAAGAAAACTTTTGATAAGACACCATTGAATGTCGACAATAAGAAAGCTGACGATAACAAGCAAGCAGAAAAAAAGATAACACTCACCACCACGAAGGATGGTAAGGTGGATCAACGTACCAAGGAGTACAAACAGTTGTTTGAACAGATAAAAACAAAAATCGACACCAACGTGAAGACGGTTGATCCACAGGTCAACAAGCAGTTTTTAGATGCAGTCAAAACACACACATCAGACAACAGCAAAATAATCGAATCAGCCTTGTCCCGCATGCCCAAGCTGATAAGCGACAGCATGAGCGACCAACTATTGGCTCATCTGGAGTTGATGCAACAAGCAATAAAAGACAAAATACCAGATGCTAAACAGAGTGCCGAGGTGGATGAAAATTTAACCAAACTGATAAGAGAAGTACGTGCTGTAGATGTTGATGACAAGCCAAGGACTCGAGCCAAAAATGACAGTGATGGTGACGGGTTGAGAGAGATCAAGCAAAAAATTGTACAAACTAAAATAACTGAATTTGATCCCAAAGCCGCTGAACAGCTCGCGAAGTATCTCTCCGCAGGTACCGTTGATGGGCTCAAAAACTCCGGTATCATGCAACAGTTGAGCAAGTTAAAAGGTGGAGGTGAGGACAATGGATTCGGCATAAGCAGCATAGCGTTACTTGGGTTATTTTTAGGTTTAATAAAATTATTTGGTATGCCGTTAGATGAATTGTCAAACGCTGGTACCATGTTGAGCAAGTGGGCCTTGGGAGGATACAAAGGAGCCCTCACCGGGCTCAAAACATCCGCCGGAAAGTTCATGAACAAGATAAAGAGCATGAATCCATTTGCAAAGAAACCACCTGGTACACCCACCGCTGCCAAAAAAACTCCTCCCAAACCGACACCACCTAAACCAAAACCGACCGCCCCGGAACCAAAACCAAAACCCAAAACATTTACAAAACCCACCACACCAGAAACGGCACCGGAACTTAAACCCAAGGCCAAGACACCCGAACCAAAACCAAAAACTACCTCACCGTTGCGTCGAGATGGTTCTGGATTGGGAAAAAAACCACAAACAGTGGCACCCAAGCCCAAACCTGCACCAAGTGTACAATTCGGTCCGGGAGATGCGGCACTCAAATCACCAATGGATAATGTTATAACTGAAACCACTGATGATATAGGCAAGAAGACCAGTCAGACATTGTCCGATGTATCAAAACAGGCTGAGAAAGCAGCTGCTAAAAAGGTGAGCCAAGAAGTTGCTGATACAGGTACCAAGTTAGTTGGTGAAGGAATTGAAAATGCAGCAAAAGCTGGAGCCGCCAAAGGAGCCGCTACTGGATTGAAATTGGGTGCAAAGACGTTACCAATTTTAGGGGCCGGGGTGTCTGGTTACATGGCAATAAAGCGATTTGAAGAGGGAGACTATTTTGGAAGCACGCTTGATGCAATGTCAGCAATCGCGAATGCCTCCGGACCTTTCACATTGGGTGTGGGAACTGCATTGTCATTAGCAATTGATGCCGGTCATATGTATCTGGACATGTCAGACACAGGTAACAAGATCAAGAGTTACATCAACAGGCTTGGTGCGGACACAGAAGAGATGAAAATCTTCGCCGAGAATGTCGCTAAACGTACAGCTGAGCTGAGAAAAGAACTCGATGTGGTGGTACCCAATCTCAAGAGTGCTGAGGATGTGCTGTCAGCGGCTAACAAAGCTGCAGACGCCGCAGGTGGTAATGAATATGAAGACCGTACTGAAGTTTTGCGTGATGACCTGTTAGATGGTATCAAGAAACACGGAGGTGATGTTGAAGCTATATACGAGAATCTATCAAGCGAAAGCAAGATCGCCATGGCACATCTAGAGGACAACATGAACACCGATTACAAACAGATCATCGGCAACTTGTTGAAGAGTAAAAAGAATGTATCGTACAAGTCTAGTGCATCTGTAGGTGGAGGTTTCATGTACACACCACCTGAAACAAAATATCGACTCAACACTCAAAAAGGTGAAGAGTTGTTCGAGGCAGCCAATGCGCTAGGCATGCAATCCGCTGGAGCGCAGCTAGCAGAAGAACGTAAAACAGCAGCCATGTTGGAATTATCAAAACAATTTGAGTCACAAGGAGGTGTAAACCTCGGTGGACAGGATCTGAAAATAGAAAACGGCACCATACAAGGTGCATTGAATCCAGAGGCCATAAAAGAATTGCAGAGATTGAGAGAATCAGAAAAAGAG